TCAGCGATTTTGTGCGACCTTGACATTGAAGTCAAACAGTTCCTTGCTGGTCGAGCACCGGGAAGAAAACTCTCCGTCACGGTTCTGGATGACATCGGATGCCGGGACAGGCTTTCCGAAACCGTCGTCCACAAACACAGGATGCTTGCTGCCATCATTGTCAGAACGGGGCGAGAAGCTTGCGGCCGCGAACCAGTCTTCCTCATCGCTGCCCTGCTCGTCGTACAGACGGCAGAACGGAGCGGGGATTTCGGGCGTCGGAAGCTGGAACATTGCTGCCTGCATTTCCTTGCCGCCATTCTTCACATTTACATCGATAAGGGGGCAAATCGTATCGCCTGCGCACTCCCACTTGGTATAGGACTGAGCGGTAATTGCGGTATTGCCGTCAGATACCTCAATACCGAGCGAAAGAATGTCTGATTTGAGACCGAGCTTTTCCTGAAGCATTTCCGGGGTGAGAGTCAGAAACTGACCGCCGACCGTGTTAATGATAAGGTTCATCGTTCACATTCTCCTTTTTGATTTTAGTAAATATAGTTCTCGCTTCGAAGCGCTGCCTGAACGGCGCGGATTTCCTTTTCGGTGAGTTGGTAGCTGCCAATCGGCGTGTTCGCGGAACCAAAGTAAGCGGAATCGAACACCATGCAGGCTTCTCCGTTCTCATTGAGCCGATAGAGGAATGCTTCCTTTGTCCGTGCATCAGTAGGATGGTCTACCAGCGATACGAGAGGAAGACCTGTTGTCGAGTTCTTAACCATCTGCCACTCGGATGCGTTCCGGTCACAGTACCCAGCGATGTAGATGTGCGGCTCGGAGATAAGGCGCAGGTCACGCTTCATCAATTCGAGCAGAGAATTGGCGGGCTTGCAGCTGTAAGTATTGGTCAATTCGGCGTTTAGCTCGAAATTGAGCGAAACACAGAAAACACGGTATCCGCGCTTATCCAAGTCATCGAGCATTGCGGTACCAGCGCCCGAAGACAGGAATGAAACCATCTTGGTGTCCATGTTTTTAGGCAGGTAAAGCACAGCTGTAATGAGGTATTTTTCCGAGCGCACCAGATTCTTAAACATCACGCATCATCCTCCGTCTTGGTAGTCATGCCATGGACTTTTTCGATGGCGGCAGCAATCGTGTTGTTCTCCAGTTCAGTCATCTGTGTGCAAAGGTAACCCCAGTCGATGGCATCGTGGACCTTGCGGACAAACGCATCGTAGGTGCCAGCGGTTTTCATCATTTCGACTTCCGATTCGTAGCAGCCGGATTCCTCGAGCAGATGCTGGATGTCATCGATGGGGTTCATTTCGATAGTTGGTACAGTTTTGTTCATGATACAAACTCCTTTAAGTGTTTTGGACGCAAAAAGAGCGGACCTCTCAGAATCGAGAAGTCCGCCCTTTAAGCGAAATTGTGAATGTACGAAAGGCAGAAAGCCTTTTTGATTTGGAATGGTATCTATCGTACAATACCCATTCTACTTAGTTCGCATATTTTGGCAAGTAAAAAATGTTGCTCATTCGAAGGCGAGTGGTGAAGAGTGTAATTTTAGATGTGGAGAACAGTCCACTCACTCCTTATTCTGTAATGTGTAATTGTAGCGTAGATTTCTAAAAAAGCCGCCCACCAAATTATGTTGTGGGCGGTTTTTTTGTTGTTAGTTTTCGAAATCTGGATTCTTCCAGACCGTTTTCTTTCCGTAATGGATATCCGAAATGTACTTGAACGGAATCTTATCCTGGTTTTTAAGAAGAGCATCGTTTTCGTCTAAAAATTCCTCAATGCGTTCCTCTTCACTACGCGGAGTAATGTTCCATGTATCGAGATATCCATCATACATGGCATCCATATTGAAAATTCCGTCAACGGGGTACTTGACAGAGTCAATTTCTCCGTTGACATCCAAGCCAAGGTGGACGTTCTTATAGTTCTTGATGCTGTCTGTCAAGGATTTGAATTTTCCTTCAGGAGTATCGGGATTGCTGTACTTTTTCACGTACTCTTCCGTTAACTCCTCCGTCATGGCCAATGTAATCCAGAACTGGAGCCCGGAATACTCAAGGCTCGCTTTCTTGATTCTCTCCATCGTCCGTTCAGCCCAGCCGGTGGGATTAGCTAGATAATCCACTACCAGTTCATCGGCATTTGTGGATGTCAGGCCAAAGCAAGACCCTTTTCCAATCTCATCTACAATGCTGTCAATAGGGCTGCGATAATTCTTATACCCCTTTATTATGCGACAGAAAGCGTTCTGTCGTGCTGTCTGGTCGTAATAACCGCCCTTGAGAATTTTCTTCTTGTCTTCTTCCGTCACATTCTCTCGGAACATATCGAACAGCTTCTGTGCCATTTCCTCTATGACAGAATCCGAGGTAAAAGAAGAACGGCAGAAAATCGTTTTGAAGTCCAATGTTTCATTGACGGTTTTGGCATTATCGACAACGAGGCAAAGGAAGCGTATCTCCTGGTTGAATGTTACGGGTTTATTTTCTAAGGTTCCATAAAACCGCTGCCCGTACAGAACATCTACCTTATGCTCACCATAGGCGAGCGGTATGCGCATAAAACGGTAGTAATACTCGGACAGCTCACCGGAATCAAGAATGATATTGCCTTCGAACGAAGGAGCGCCGAGCTCGAGGAACCTTTTGAATCCCTCGCGGTTGATATTGTTTGCCATGATATTTTTCCTCCTAAATACTTACTTCGTTAAGCCCTCGAATTCCTGATTTTTCCAGAGCACATTCTTCATATTATTCTTTTTCCATCTGTACAGTCCAGCCGTTCACGTCGGAATAAACCGCATAGAGCAGTGTTGCGAAATTATAGCCTCCGTCATACAGCGTGTAACGAAGGGAAATGTTCAGCGCAAGAGTGCGTTCCTTGACGGTGCCATCACAATCAAGATAGCTGAATATCTTTGTCGGATGGGAAAACCATGCTTCACGTTCTTTATTGAATTTATCTTCATCGTATTCCACGACTTGCTTGAAACACGAATCAAACGTAGCAAGCTTGACCGACGAAAATACATCAGCCATCATCCCACACTTTTCAATCAATTCATCAGGCCATTCGACTTTGATGATTGCTGCACCATCGCGCAGTTCTTTCAGTTCTTTGCGGGGGCTCAGCGAGACATTGTAGCGTTCACTGAGGAAGGTGAACAGCCAGGACCAGTCAATGACTTTCAGGAAGTTAGATACTTCCTTGGAATCCATGAAAATTTTGATTTCTTTCCGTGCCATAGTTTTATCTCCTTATTGTTATGGGGTATTTACTCCTTATGTTATCAGCGATTGTTTTTTAATTCATAAAATTCCAGTTATTGCCCAACCATTCACACCAGCCTGTGGTGGAGGAGGGACAATTTTTGCTGTCCGCGCAGATATAATTCAGCAGCATTGCCAAGTGAAACTTATCCAATGTCCGAATCATTTCGAGATTTGTCTTATCAGACTGCACGATTGTCATGTCAACGTCGGTTTTCGTCTTGATGTACGACACGGCTTCGCCCATCTTTTTGAAAAAAATTCCGCAGACCGGGACAAAGTATCCAACCTCGATGGAAAGCTCTGCCAAAAGACGGTAGCTGTCAGCAGTGTTCGTCCTCTGGAAAAGTTCATCGAACTGAGCGCGAATTTTCTTCTCATCGTTTTTCCCAATGTCATTCAGGTCAAAGATGTATTCCTGAACAATGAACCCATTATTAGATTTCGTGGGCACATATGCTTTGTAACAGGATGCATCAATCTGTTTCATGACAATCGGAAAGTCATGGGAAGACGTGGAATAGAGACGTGCTTTATCGACTTCCTTTTTCAGCTTTTCCAGCAGCTTTTCAAGAACAGCCTTGAGATATTCGGCGTGCTGATGGCAGGTATCCACTTCTGTCTGGAACATACCGGTGTCATCTTTGAGCCGCCCGGTTTCCCAAGCTTTGTCAAAGACGCACTTGAGTTTCTGGAGCTCGGTTGCATCCAAGTTGTCGTATTTCCCGGACTTCGTTTTAGCCTCAAAAATGGCGATTGCTTCACGCACTTCACTGTACGAATCAAGTATCAACTCAAGGTCCTCCAAAAAGAGTTTCTTGTTGATGTCGATGGAGTAATTGATGTCGGTAATGCGCAAGGTTATGGTTTTTGCTTTTTCTTCGACATCAAACCCCATTTCCCGGCAGATATCCGGGAACTGTTTCAGATACATCATATTTTTTCACCTCAAACTTTCTCAGCGATATCTTCGCCGTATACCATGCTCGGGTTGGAACCGTTGTCCAATTCGGCAACATAGCTAAAATCAACAGTTAATGTGTTTGTCGTAGGCAATTTCTCCTTTCCAAGTAAAAAAGCAGGCCCGCCAAAATGGTGGGTCTGCTTGTTGTTTACAGATTGTGAATTGTACGGTGGCAAATGCGGCTAAGTGGAATGTTATCTATCGTACACTTCCATTCTATTCGGTTCGCACAAACATGCAAGTGAAAATGGGCCTTCCCAAAAGGAAAGCCCACTGTATGGTATTGCTGATACTCAGATAGCTGCACAGAAGTTCGCAAGGCGCTGCCAAAGCAAGTAGTTGTCGTAGCTCATGCGTACCTTTTCGGGTACACCTGTAACGAGATACCACTTGTGTGCCTTAGCCTTGATGTTCGAGATGCGCTGCTGTTCACTGCGCGTAAAGGCTTTGCTGAACATACGGCGTCTGCGCCCGGAATTCCAGTATGCACCCTCCATAGTCTCGCAGATAAGAGCATAGGCAAGTTCGTTCTGAACATCGTCATGGGTCAACTCGATAATCTTACCCATATTCAGGCACCTACCTTTCGGCTGGACTTCTCTCGGCTCTGATGCACCATGGAAAGCGCATAGTCGAGCGCGGCATCATCATCCGGCAGATAGGTGACAGATTTGAGTTCTCCGTACTCGCTGTGATGGCGCGGGATAGTCTTGGGTCTTTCCGTAACGACCGTCTCCTTCTCGAAATGCAGAGCAATCCGATTTGCAGGAACGGCATACCGTTTCTGCCGCTCGCATTCCTTGAAGTAGTCGATGAGCGTTGCGAACCCCAAGGGTTTTCTGCCATCAAGTCCCGTAACGGTGACGACATACGCCTTGATGCCTTTCGCTTCCCGTCTCTGCTGGTCCGCATAGTATTGGTAGGAGATGTACATCGGCGATTCCTTCAAATACGCGTTAGATTCCCGCGCAATGTAGGTCCCGCTTTCCCGGCAAAACCACAGAAATGTCTGAGGTTTACCGTCGGCTTTCGCTTCCTTTGCGGCTTTCTGAATGACCTTTGTGTCGAGGTCAAAGTCCGACTGATATTGTTTTGTTACCTGCTTCATCGCAGATTTCAGTTCCGGTAAAATCGGAATCATAGTATTATTCATTTCAATTCCCCTTTTAGAACGCTGTGAGCTTGGAAATATCCATGTCATAGCGTTCATATTTGTGGATGTAATCGAAAACGGTGTTCATCTGTGCCTGAGTTGCGGTTTTGGTGGCGTCCATATCAAGAAATGTTTTTCCCAAAGACGGATTACGAACCGCAATCCAACCGCGCCGGTACAGGTAATCGAGACCCTTCCCGCTCCAATCATAGGCCATGTCTAAGACTTCCTTATCAGAGAGGTTCAGGCGTATTCTGTTTTGCATGATGATGCGCCCCGCAAGAGCCGCATGCTCTCCGAACTCGCAAGGATACCATGTTCCGTCCGGAGCAATCATGCCGTATTCAGATAACTTCTGGATATTGTTAGATTCGTTCACACAAATAACCCCTTCGCTGTCAGGTATTGTTGTCCAAAAACTCCTGGCATTCGGTATCGTTCATCACGAATCCGAAATACGCCACACGCTTAACGGTCGTTTCCCAGACACGCATTGTGCGGCTCCGGGGCTGTACGACCCAGGAATGACAACGCCAAAGCCCGTCCTCGGAAAGAGCGTACCCGGTCGCAATAGAGCAGTGACCACGGTTTGCATCCCAAAGATAAGCGGAATTCGCGTGACATTGACTGGGCTGACCCTTGCGCATATAGCTGCTGCCATAGAAGAACTGCCCCCGACTGAGTGTTTTTACGGCGTCTTCGTCGTAGGCAGTCATGCAGACCTCATCTCCTCCGAAGCCGAGAATCTTGTCATGCAGTGCTTTCATGGCATCGAGCATCTCCTTGGAGAATCTCGATTCGCCGTTATATACCTGATGGCTGTCAATCCACCGCTTCCAATCATCACTCATCGGATTCCAGTGAATCGGCGTAGACATCTGCTCGGGTGCTGTGATGGGTTTCAGGCTATTCCAGCCTTTTCGTGTAAGTGTCATCTCGTTACCTCCGCTGGTTTCAGGAGTTTATCGATTCTTGCAATGATTTCATCGCGCTTCTCTCCGCTCGGAATCGAGTCACTGTGACCCTTATCCGTGAGAAGCGTGTCGAACATGGCAAGAATTTCATTCGGATTGACCGGCTTCTCGGCAGAGGCACGAAGATAGGCTTCGATATCTTCCACGAGATTCCAGTATTCCATGCCATACAGCATCGCACTGTTTTCGTTGCTATGCCGGTCTTCTTCCTCGCTTGCATCACTGCAAACGATAGGAAGTTTTATCTCGGCGAGATAATCGTCAAAGATGTCCGCAGTATAAGCGGCGAGCCAGCGAATATTGGTATTCATGATTTTTCCTCACTTTCTTTCAGCTTTTGCCGCAAGCATCATCCCGCAGCATTTGTTCAGGCAAATGACACTGACCACGAGCAGCGCGATATTGTGCAGCGTGAAGGACTGTGCCAAAGCACTGATGCTCAGGAAGATGAAGAGAACAAACAGGACAGCTAAGGTTTTGAAGATGGTATAGATGATTCTGTTCATGGTAATGCTCCTTTTTTGCTCCGGTTATCGAAGCATGTCAACGATTTTTCCGACCAACTCATCATTGGTCACGAACTGGTTGCGGCCCCTGGCACCGAGCGATACAGAGGAGTAATCCTTCATATCGGCGGCATAGCGAACCATATTCTTGTCGGCAATCGGCTGATAGCAAGACCGTTCTGTGGTCACATACACGCATTTTCCGTTCAAAATATTCATGATGTGTCCGTAGCAGCCCGTCTGCTTGCCGTTGCGCTGCATGTTTTGCAGGTTATGCGTCAGCATCAGACCGTCGTTCTCCTTCTCGGCACAGGAGAGCATAGACAGTAGTTTTCGAGTCTTATACGCAGTGTTTGTCATAGTAAATCGCCTCATTTTTTAGAAATACTTGTAAGCAGCGTTCAGCCGCTTGTTGTAGAGTTGTAAGGTGGTCAGGTTCCCGCAATAGACCTTGCTGGATGAGATAGTGACATTCACCCCGGCTTCCATGTGCGAGAAGAACATCGCAAGACAATCTTCTACACTGTCGCTCGTGGTGAGTGTCTCGTATACCGGATACGAGTACCCCGCTGCCTGACTGTATGTGGCATTGAGCTCATGGACAAAGAATTGGACCTGACCGGACACGGAACTTGCATCCAAACCCGATGCATAGCACCAGTTCAAGAGATTCGTCTTACGGCCGTGTGTCCATTGCAGAAGCCCATAGCCTCCGTCGTTCGGATTCTCGGCAGTAACACGAAGCCCGCTCTCCATTGCCATGCACCCCATCACAGCTGCAGTGCCGGCCTTAGAAAGACCTGCATCCCGCAACGCTGTATAGATGGCGTACTCATTGTCAGAAAGGTTCTGAGGCATCGTGTCCGTCACAGGTTCTTCTGTCGGTTCCTGTGCAGTTTCTGCCGTCTCGACAGAAGGCTCAGATTCGGGCTCTGTCTCGGTCACCTCCTGCTCAGGTATAGGCAGTACCGGCGCGAAAGGCGGCTGAGCGTTGAGTTCCCGAAAATGAATCTCCAACGGCGTGACATACTCGATATCAGAATCATCAGCTGGCTTTACCGGCGCAGCATACGCAGGCGTCGAGAAAAAGCAGGCTAAGCAGCCTATGATGGTGATAACGCTGAGCATGAAAGCGGTGGTCCCGGCATAGAATTTCTGTTTGTCGTTCATTTTCATTTGTGATTACTCCTTTGAATAAAAGTTCCCGCCGACAATAGCTGTTCGGCGGGATGTGATTGATGTTCGGTTGTCGGAAAAACTTCATGCTTCACGGACTACGATGGCGGTATATCCGCTGTTGGCAAGATACCGATACACTGCATCATAGGCGTCGCTGAGCGACGGGGCTTTGACATACCCGATAAAATCGGAGCAGATAACCATGCCGGAAAAACCTGGGTTACCGGCATAGATGGCGAAGCGGGTATTTTTCTTGGAATTGCGATTAAACATAGCGGACCTCCTTGCAGTCACATTCAAAAAGATGGATACGGATTTCTGAAAACAAAAAAAGCAGACCTACCACGAATGGTAAGTCTGCCTAATTTGAAAACAGAATTGTGAATGATGTACGCCCGAAATATTCGGCTGTGTAGAATGTTATCTATCGTACAATACCAATTCTATGCCGTTCGCAAGGATACGCAAGAGAAAAACAAAAAAGGCGAAGTCTTCCGAAAAAGACTCCGCCATGGTTTTGTGTGCGATTTTTGCATTTCAGTGTTGTTATTCACGGCACATTTCTCGCATCTTATTCTTCCTCAAGCCATTTCTTAGTAACATCGAGAAGGCATTTTCGAAATTCGGGAGCGGGCTGCATCGGAAACGAAGACCACTGAGAATCGAGAACGACAGGGTATTCGTACTGTTTGCCGTTATGCGAAAACGGTATGAACTGAACTTCTCCGTCCACGAGCCATAGCTTTTCCGTTTTGATGGGGTCGATGTACTCCGTCAGCCAGCATTCGTGCGTGACAACGGAATCCGCCACGAAATACTTTGTCTTATCGTCCAGTATCAGTGCTGGATTGTTATCCTCGACACAATACACTCTTCCGACGAACGGCAGGAGCATCGTCTCGGCGGCGTGTTTCGCGCTTCTCCCCTGCCGAATTTCCGATAGCAGGAAACTCGATATGAAATGCGGGATACCGATGCCGGTTAGGCAGTCATCGAGTGTGTGTCCGGTACAGATTCTCTGTGTTTCCTGGTCCTCTCCCTTCATCCGATTCGTAGGGATTTGCGGAACGACCTTGTCCGGCAAGCATCCGGTATTCGCCATGAGATGAAATAGTATCTGCATTATGGGACTTACTCCTTCGGCAGTTTCTTGCGAAACGGGTCAAGGTCTCCTGGCCTATAGACCGACTTGACGTAGGATTTGATGTCGTCTTCTCCAAGGCTCTCAAAGAGATTCAGCCAGCATTCGGCTTCAATCCGCATCTCGCCGCCCATTTGATACGCTTTCTCGCACTGCACCAAATCAAACTGAAAATCGTTCTTGTAGCGGCAGTTTTCGGCTGCTTTTGCAAATTTCGTAAATGTTCTGGTATTCAAGGTTTACCTCCTTTTCTGAAAATGGAAACAAAAAAGCAGACCCTCATTTCGAGAGTCTGCTCTAAGCACATAACAGATTGTGAATCTACCGGTATGGGGAATCAGAAGATGGTATCTATCATGCACTTACTATTCTATTCGATTCGCACAACTGTGCAAGGGGGATTTTGAGATGCGGCTACGCTTTCGATGGTTTCCCCGCAGCTACGCTTCCCGCTCATTCAATGGCGGCAGCTACGCTTTCTATGTCGTCTGCGTTCAGGTTGATGTATTGCCACGATTGCGGGGCGCGTTTCAGGTGCAGCTGATGCATGGGCAGAGAAAGTTTGCGGACATTTGAGATATTCCAGCCATACAGCATGCCGGTTTTGTTGCCATACTCGAACAGCGCGGCTATATCGATACAGCTTTCCCGAATAAACTTATCCGCCATACCGGACAGCTTTTCGCCGTCTGCATAGTAAGGAGACAATCCTGTCAGGCAGTTCAGCTGGTCGATGTCCTCGCAGGTAAAAGCTCCGATGATTTCCCCTGCACCGCCGTTTGCCTTTGTCTCATAGCAGAATACAGCGAATGGAAACGAGATTTCCCAAGGTCGAGATTTGCGGACTTCGAGCGTCTTTTCACCCGACATGATTTTAGCAAGCCATTCGCGTTTTATCGAAATGACGACCGCTTTGCCGTCATTTACCGCGAGTGCATTTTTGAGAACCGTCACAACTCATCACTCCTCATATTCGTAGTCACAAAAGCTGTTGACCTTTCCTTCTGTCTGTTCGTATTCGGACATAAATTTTGCGACAGCCAACTCGAAGTGCCCACGGCTGATACCGGTGACATCCGAAAAATCGACGAATGCGTGCTCAAAGTTGCTAACCATAGCCACGAGAATGTACGATTCAAGTTCCTTGGAGAATTCTTCCGGAGTGCCATCGAAATGGATGGTGACATCCTTAGATTCGTCGTCAGGGTCAAGATAATTCGAAACAGCCTCATCCTTCGCACTGGAGAAGAACCCATCGACATTGTCACTCACTCGCAGTTCAGCGGAATCGCTAAGCGGTACATTCAGCCCACCTGCAGCTTCCGATTCGGCCATCAGTTGCATAACATAGTAGCGAAACATGAGGAACGCGCACACACCCGTAGGCTCAAAATTCTGAATGACCTTTTTCAACTGCGCCTGACGGTTGTTTACGACTTTGTAGTTTGCTTTCATCAAATCTCCTTCTTTAAAAAATGCTTTACAACGCATGAATATTTGATTTGCCGGGTGCATACATCAGCGGCTCGTCCGTTACTTTCAGAACGGTGCCGTCCCCCTGCCTGCACGCATACAGGATTGCTTTAAGCATCTCATAGGCAAGTTTGCTGTTGTAGGCAAGCCCTGCGTTGGAGATGCCGAAATTGCCATTCCAGCCAACCCTGAGTTTTCTCAGTTGTGGAATCAGAAGGTCACGGGCTTCTGCTATGCCGACGCCGCCCCAACGAGCGTCATGATACGCCTGCAGCTGTGGTTTATTATCGGTATCAGCTATATCGAGAACTTCATAGATGATGCTGAACTGTCCCATCAGGATTCTGGAATACGCATCGAGGATGGCAGCAGCTTTTACCCAAGCACTTTCATTCATGTCGATGCGCTTAGTATACGGGTTCTCCTTGTTCCCTACCGCGATATCCGTTGCCGAGAGCGCAGTCTGATAGATTTCCCCTGCTGCGTTTTGCATGGAAGGCACGGGAGCTGTGACCTTAAAGTCGGTAAATATCATATACGCCTTTTCGATATCCGCATCATTCACACCGTAGGCGTCCCCGATTTCTTTGCAGATAGAAGAAAAGTTGTTGCCGTAGAATGTCTGCATTACCTGCATGACATGCAAAAACAGCTGATACTGCTTTTCAGTCATTTCAAAAATCATGGCGCACCTCCGTTACTTTATTAGCATTATACCACAAATGTGTATCCAGTACAACCATGAACGCTGATTCGTAACAAATAAGATACAAACAAAAAGTGCCCCTAAAATCCTCGACTGGAATCGGAGACTTTAGAGGCAGTGGCGCTCATGGAAGGATTCGAACCTTCGGGCAATTTCTCACCGGCGGTTTTCTGGACCGCTGCCATCGACCACTCGGCCACATGAGCATATGGCGCAGAGAGCGAGATTCGAACTCGCAAGCCGGGAATTGACCCGACGACGGATTAGCAATCCGTTGCCCTACCTTTGGGCGACCTCTGCAGATTTGCACCCGTTGTTTTTATTAAACAATAAAGTTGACTACCGAACTCTAAACTTTACTAACTCGTTTATGGGTGCTTGTATGACCCCTGGCAGACTCGAACTGCCGACTCCAGCTTGAGAGGCTGGCGACTTGGACCAACTTGTCGAAGGGGCCTTATGGTGTGCCGGGCTGGATTCGAACCAGCGAACCGTAACGGAGCGGTTTTACAGACCGTTTGCTTTGACCGCTTGCATACCGGCACATATAAGGAGGCATTAAGCCTCGTGGTGCTCACGGCTGGAATCGAACCAGCGACACATAGGGCTTCAACCTACTGCTCTACCAACTGAGCTACAGAAGCATGGTGACCGAAATGGGGCTTGAACCCATACTCTCATGCGTGAAAGGCTTGCGACTTAACCAATTCGTCTATTCGGCCATATAGCCGCAATCCTGCGGCGAGTGGGTTATGCGATGACGAGGATGTCATCGATTTTCGTATCGAGCATCGCGGCGAGAATCACAAGATTGTCGATGGTAGGAAGAGCAGTGCCCGCCTGCCATTTGGCTACCGCCTGTGTGGAGACACCGAGCGTATCCGCCACATCCTTTACCTTGATGCCTGCCGCTTTTCGCAGTGCCTTGATATTGGCACCTGTTTGCTGGATATCGATAGTAGGAACGTTCATTTTCTTTTGCTGCCTTTCTGTATTGCAGGCAACAAAAAAACGCTGCCTGCCGAAATGAATCGACAAGCAGCGTTCGGAATGCAAATGCCGTCAGAAGACGCACCGCAGCCGTTCGAGGTCTGTTTTTGCCTGTCGATGGGTATAGGAAACAAAGCTGGATTCGTAGGACTCGAATTCAGATTCATAACTATACTTAGCAAACGACATAGCATTAACAGTCTTGCACAGCATCTTCGGTTGTCTCCTTTCGTTTCGTTCTGTTTACATTATACCACTTTTGTGGTTCTGGTCAATCAACTTGTGGTTTACTTTTCACTACACCATTTCGCGGTATCGGGAATGTATACTGCGTCTGTCCCCCTCTTGCTTCGGGTTGGACGGATTTTCCCTACTTCCAAATGTCGGCTTCTGGCTCTTGAACTTGTACTTGTCGCGGTAGCCAGCTCCTTCGTGGAGAACGCGGTCTGCGCCGAGTTCGTGCTTGCTCATTTACATATACTCTCCTTCCGGAAGTTTGTCTGCATCTGACAGTTCATCGACAGTCAGTTCCCTCAATGTTCCTTGGCCTGTATCCAAGCCGATGGTATATATATACACTACACGGCTATCCCGGAATACTTCGGCCGGGGTCTTGCTTTTGCTGATGATTTGTTCGATTTGCTGCTTCGACGCCGGATACAGGACCCAGCGTTCTTCGCTTCGCACTTCTGTGCAGTTACAGAAATACAATTTTTCGTCCTCATCCTTGCATACGCAGAGCAGCGAAATGCCGTCATAACTCCAAAACACTTTATCGACAATAAGTTCTTTTCCAAACAATTCCTTGAAATTCAGTCCCTCAAACAAGGGCTCTCCGCGTAAACTCATATCTGCTCCTGTTTTTGTGTTTCTTCATGCCGCAATCAACTTGAGGTTGAGTTTTTTGGCTTATCTGCGCTCAATACGCGAGGATTCGAGGAAGTGAACCTATCGGTGTGCGCTTTTTATTCTTGTGCTTGCCCATGCCTAGTCCTTCTCAAGAAAATGCTCCCACTGTGTTCGCCTAATTGGTGTACCGCAGAAAGCGTAATGCTTGTCATAGTAATCCGATATCGCCTCGGCATATTTGGCAGCATCAGTCGGATTATAAAACACAGATTTGCCGATGCTTTTTACTGCAACCCAATGAACAGCAGTGTGACCATCCACATCCACACCGACGCAATGCGCATCGACATATTTTCCCTTAAAGAATCTTGTAATCTTGACAGGGTATACAACATATTCCAGTTCAACGAGCCGCTTTTCGTTGTAGTACCGATGTTCCCAGACGCCCCAGAGAGTGTCGCCAATTTTTGGCTGCATGCTTTTCATAAGAGCCTCTCTTATTTGGTGGTTTTGGTCGGGAAAACCTCATACACACTAACATACAGCATCCCCGGCATGTAGTCAGCATATTCTACCGGACGCTTCTGGTCGTACACCTTCACATTCGAACCATCATCTGCCGTAAGCCAGAGATATTTGACATGCTCAGCATAGCGAGGGTCTTTTGCGCGATACATTTGCCCTTCTTTGATTTTGAGGCGGCGCATACAGGCTTGGACGCGGGAAAACTCAACAAATGCACCATAGTCACCAATCACAATACGGTTGTACCCGTTGGCAATGACTGTGCCATCAGCGGTTTCGAGCGAAATCGTGTCACCGGACACATTGCACCATTCCGGCAATGCCTTTTGAAACTTGGCTCTCACATCGGAGAAGAAGGTACGCGGGATGGGTTTGTATTTGTATTCACGGGCAAGCTGTTCTTGGTACTCGAGCATCTGAGCGCCGATTTCTGAGATTTTGTGTTTCACAATTTCACCCCTGACCCAGCATCTGTGCGGATGCGATTTCCCGAATATTGCGATTTTCTTTTTCGGGAGCCGATACAATACGGCGATGAGAGCGCATCAGCGTCAATACGCGGTTACGGAGCTTTTCATCTTTAATAAGCTGAGCAACCTGTTTGATTTCCGATTCGCGCAGATACATTGTACTGTTGATGAGAACGCCATGTACCTCGCCGTTTTCGGAACTTTTCTCAACCTTATCGACATTGTCATAGGCGTAAATCACATCAACATCAATGCTGACGGACGCTTTCTCAAGAAGTTCAGTTCCTCCTTGGGTTACCAGCCACTTGTGTGTGTGGCTTTCGTCAGAAATGTATGTTTCGCCAATGAGTCCCAGTGATGGTGAAACGAGATGGTTTGTGGAATAGCGGATATGGTCCTCACTTTCATTGAGGTTGTCCTGCCAAAGTTGCATCGGCTTAAGGCTCTTGTCCTTGAAGTGAATGTAGGTGTCCTGAATGAATGTGCAGACGGTCCGCTTAATATAGTCGATTTCCGGCATCTCTTATACATTGCGAAAAACAAGGCGCGTAGACTCACCTTCACCGTACTCTTCGTCGTCGGTCACATAACGGACTTTCTCCAGCACAAACTTGGGTTCCAATGCTGTTTTAACGGTTTCAAGAGAAAATACATTCCACCTCATTAAATTATGTGTGCAGGGTACACCGTCTATAGTCGCTTGCGACTTAGGCGGTGAGGAATGCACTAACCAAGAGGCAATTTGAAGTGTACTCAGTTAGCACAAATACCCTGCTACTCCTTTCTTTTAATGATTAAGATATTTTTTTCCATGCGGGATGTATGGAATTTGCTGCTTTTACAATTTTAAGCTTTTTAAGGCTTGCGGATTTTTGACCGCTTTTTGCGGGTGTCTCGAACTCTACATTTACAGCACCATTCTTTTTGGTATGAGTGCTATGCACAATGAGATTTTCTCCGTTGAGAGAGACTAAATCACACGGATTGAGATTCACCTTTTTGCGTAACAGAGCACGATGCCCTGCGTATGTCCTCTTGCCACGGTATTTGTGCAGATTTTCCGAATCCTTTTTGTGGTTACGGTTAATTCTACCGTTGAAGAGTTCTTTTCCGGTGGCTATCTCTCCTGTACGAATGTCAATGTAGCGAGAATCATAAAACTTTTCAAGGATACGGTTGTTACGCCTTGCCTTTTCATAGTGCTCAAACATACAACGGAGATTTGGATGAAATTCACCCATTGCATATGCATCATTGTTATGGCTTTTTTCAAGCTGAAGCGCGATACGCTTTTCTTTTGTCATTGCGCCGTAAGTGATTGTAACAAATGGCTTGCCAAAAGCAACGTAGAGTTCATTGACGATTTGCCACCTAACAGTATTCATAAAAGCTGCACCGGAAAGGTCGGCAAATTTAATCTTTTCTCCGAAACCATAAAGCTTACCGCTTTTTTGGTGATTGGCAGGCGTATGGCACTTTTCGCATACTGTTAGAAGTTCGTTCAGGCTGTTGCCGTGACGACCTTTCCAGTAGAACATATGGTGCATATGTAAAATCGCACCTTCTGTAGCTTTACGCCCACAAATTTTACAGACATAGTTATCGCGGTAAAATACCGCTTCCCGCAAGGTTGCCAAATTGTAGCGAGGACCTTTTTGATAGTCTGCTCCCTCAGGAATGACTTTTCCTTCCTGAATTGCTTTTACAAGCATCGTATCAAAAGAGCCAACCTCAACCGTTGCATGAGTAATAGGCATTACTGTACAATACATCTTAACAACGTTGACATTGAGTTCTTTCTTATGTTTCAAAGAAGGAGCAAGCCAACCCTCGCCGCGTTTGCGATTATCGAAACGCGGTTTACGGTAACGCAGTCTGTTTCTGCGGGTGCGGCGCAACTTACGACAACTGTCGTGGCAGGCTTTCTCATCCTGTAATGTATCATACTGCGCAGATACATACTCGTGAGATTGACTTTTCACACTGATGCCGATGTAGTTGTAGCCAACATCCTCACAGATTTCGATGGGCTGCGTGTTTGTTTTACTGTCATACAGTAACTGGATAGTAAATGGATGATGCTTAATGATTTTTGCTTTTCCGTCTTTCAGAAGATGGCGTACCCTGCCAAGACGGATGGTAGGCATTAAGCGTTCACCATTGTTGCTGAGAACACAAACGCAAGTGCTCATGCAAGGCACTCCTTTCGTAAAATAGTAATAAAACTATAAGTCAGGGCTTGCGCCCTGTGGTCCACTTCGCCAATGTTATGCACTGTTTTAGCCTTTTGACATGGCAGCCGCACATCTCCCACCCTTAGAGATTTTTAACGTAATACATATCAATGGCTGCGTCATTGATACATACACTGCCCGCAGAGCCCGACACTTGTGGAGCATAATCGGGGTGCCTATATTATGAAGATGATTGCTCATCAAATGCATAACGGAGTTCGCAGCAACCGAAGTTGCCGTTCACCAAGGCTAACCAACCGGGCTTACGGGTTTCCCCGCAAGCCCCGTCTATAACCGGCGAACCGGTTTAGGCGGGGTTGTTGACCACTTCTTTTCCCACTGGTCGTATTCGGCGATTTCCCGCTTTACGATTTTGCCGTCTTTCTTATGTTAACCACCTCTTTTCCCACTGGTCATATTCGGCAACTTCCCGCTTTATGGTTTTGCCGTCTTTCTTATATACGGTGATACGATGTGCATAGTCGGCAGAGTGTTTCAGCAGCCGCTGCAGAGCTTCTTCCTCGGAAGTTGCTTTTGTGACTCCGCGATAGGAGCCACCGGACCCCAAAATGTCAGGTTCATACCAGCCTGTCTCGTAGTATACAGTCTGCTCTGTTGCTTCATCCAGAACGACCTTCCCCTGCTCGCCATAATCACCCGTATAGTTGCTGAGGATGATGTTAGCGGCACGGTCGTTTCCCTGTTGCTCATAGGTTTCGGCAATGAGCTCGACATAAGCCCTGAATTTTTCCTCGTCACCTTCACGATGCGCGGCGATGAGCATTCCGATGGCCACAGCGCTTACATTATTCACGAAATCACCCCCTGAGTTAATTTCAAAAATGGTACTCCAGCCGGGAGTTGAACCCGGAGAAAACAGAGTTTGAATCTGCCGCGTATGCCAATTTCGCCACTGGAGCATAGTATGTCATCCGCAAAAGCAGACGACAGTTGCATGGCTTGATTTTACAGCGAATATCACATTTTATCGCTGTTTTTATACTTGTATTATACCATATTTGGACGCGGATTTGTAGCGAGTACAAGTATGATTCACAAACAATTAACATCTGAGCGAGTCGCATTTTGTGCGCTTGCTTGTCGTATTCGTCTGGTGCGAATCAGTGCTGAATTTGCCTCGAATCTGCCCCGTCAGAAAACAGGCAAAAGCAACAGCAACACAAACGCGAGTCTTTGCAAGTTTCAGAAATAGCGCTTTCCTCGGCTCAGGACTTGCTCTCTGCGGGCGCTGGCGTCCAGTATAAGAGCGTTCCGAGGATATCGCACATCGGTGCCGCCTCGAAGACGCAAAGCGTTTCCAGAGCATCTCTGAGGCGCTGCTCGTAATCTGTACGCAGCATATCAAGGGGAACCAGCACCTTGTAGGAGCCGGAAGGTGCTTTCAGAACGGGAGATTCGGATATCAGGTTCTCAGAAGGGTCACTCTCCCATCCGCAGGTAACGAGATAGTCATACAGAGCATAGGGGTTTACGGCAGAGACTGTCTTTCTGCCATCAAGCATCTTGTAGGCACGGAGATACTTGGCTTCTCGCGCAAGGTCTTTGCTTGTGAGAGGATACGGGATTCGGTTAAGGTCCATATTGCTGACGAGGTCTGCGCGTTTTACCTTGACGGCAATGTCGTTTTGCTTAACACGCCAGATATACTCTGCGTAGGTCGTATCTTTTTCCCGAGTCAGTACAGAGACCGCCTCAGCCACTTCCGGAGGGAATTCCGCTCTGATGGTATCTATCGTGGTGCCGGTATCCTCCACCGTGTCGTGCAGGTAGGCGGCAGCTTTCACCAGCGGGTCAGGCTCAACGCCGTCTGCGGCAACGGCCACATGCGCCGTAAAGTAGTCTTCCCCTGCCTTGTCGGTCTGGCCCTTGTGCGCCATCATGGCGAACGCCTTTGCTTTTTCAATATAATCAATCATTCGTATCACCTTTCTTTGTTTCGTAAGCAGCACCATGCGGGTCTGCCGGGCAATAAAAAAGGCTTGCCAGTTTCCCGGCAAGCCTCGATAGATTCAGGTCTTTGCGGACCTTTGTTGTAGTGTTGGAAACGGAAGATTTACTCCGCAGCGCCCTCAACGATTACGACCTCAGCCTCGGTCTCCTTAGGCATGTCGGCATCTTCCTGCTTGGTGCCGGTGCTGTCCTCGGAAGTCTCGGCAGACTTCTCGGTCTCAGCAGACTCAACAGGAGCGGCAGGCTCGGCAGGAGTCTCAGCAGGTACAGCGGGCTCAACAGGAGCAACGGGCTCGGCAGGAGTTTCAGTAGGTACAGCAGACTCAACCGGAGTCTCTGCGACATAGGTCTCGGCGTTGATGCTCTCGGCGCTCATTTCCTGCGCCGGAACCTCGACAACAGGCTCAGCCCCGGCTACGATAGGGTTTGCAGCCACCTTGGCACTTGCGGGCAGACGAGCGATGGACTCAGTCTTGGTTTCGCCGCAGCCAGTGCAAGTGTAGGTCTTGACACCCTCATGCTCAGTGGTAGGCTCGGTGGTAACGACACCGTTATCCCAAGTATGGTCTTTCTTGGGCGTGGTAGAGAGAACGGTGCTCACTTCACCGCAGACGGTGCAGTAGATTTCGGTGCGACCCTCTTCCTTGCAGGTAGGCTCAATGACACGCATCTCGGCATGGTGACCGGTGGAGTGTACAATGTTGTCCTTGTAAGAGAAGCTGTCATCCTCATTGCACTTGTGCATCGTATAGCCGTCCTCGGTGCAAGTCGGCGGGACAACGGTAACAGTGAAGGTGTACTTGGTGGGCAGGACCTTTTCGGTCATGGTCGCATCGCAGTTCTTGCAGTGCAGGGTCTTGACGCCGTACTCGTCATGAGTGGGCTGGGTAGTGATGACACCCTCATCCCAGATATGACCAGTACCACCGTAGGAGTAGGTCATGGTATGGGAAGCATCGCGCTTGCAGTGCATCAGCATAGTGCCCGGCTCGGTGCAGGTAGCCTTTTTCAGGCATTCGGTGTGCTCGAAGTCCCAGTCGTGGCTGCCGATAGCGGGCATAGGAACGAGAATTTTGCTGTCGCAGCCATCATTGGTGCAGTACATCCAACGCTCGCCCTCAGTCTCGCAAGAGGGCTCCTTGACGATTTCACCAAGACCCGTGTACTCATGGACATGGACCTTGGCAATGCTCTCGGTCTTGGTCTTGTTGCAGACGGTGCAGGTATAGGTCTTGATGCCCGGCTCGGTGGCAGTAGGCTCCTTGGTGATAACGCCCTCGTCCCACTGATGCTCCTCATTGACGGGGATATCGCGGACATGCTGCTTATCGTTGCAGCGTTCACAGACCTTATCTACGCTGCCAGCGTCCTTGCAGGTGGCGGGAGTAGTGACTTCCTTGTACTCATGACCCAGTGCAGGGACGATGTTGTCCTTGAAGGACTTGGTGGCATCTTCCACGCACTCGTGCATGGTATAGCCGTCCTCAGTGCAGGTAGGAGCGACCACGGTCTCGTTGTAGGTGTAACCCAGAGCCGGAATGCTCTCGGTGTAGGTATCACCACAGTTGTGGCAGGTGAAGGTCTTGACACCGTTCTCGGTGTAGGTAGGCTCGGTGGTCACAACGCCGTCATCGTAATCGTGACCGGTTGCGGGGATGACCTCGGTGTAGGTATGGCTCTTGTCGTTCTGGCAAGTGAAGGTCTTGACGCCATCCTCAGTGCAGGTAGCAGCCTTGGTGACAACGCCGTCATCGTAGTTATGACCAAGCGCGGCAATCTCCTCGGTCTTAGTCTCGGTGCAGCCATCGTTCAGGCACTTGTAGGTCTTCACACCGGAAGCCTCACAGGTAGCAGGCGTGGTGACAGTACCATCATCCCACTTGTGACCCACAGCCGGGATGACCTCAGTCTTGGTCGCGCCGTCACGAGAGCAGGTAAAGGTCTTCTCGCCATCCTCAGTGCAGGTAGCAGCCTTGGTGACGACACCCTCGCCCCAATCATGGTCCAGAGCGTCCACGAAATCGCGGTTCTCGGTCAGCGTAGCGTCCTGGTCGCAGATGTAGACGGTGTAGCCCTGCTCAGTGCAGGTGGGAGCAACCGTATCACCCTTGTGCCAAGTCTTCTCCACCATCGGGATATCCTCGGTATAGGTATCACCGCAAGCAGAGCAGGTAAAGGTCTTGACGCCCTTCTCGTAGATGGTCGCTTCCTTGGTCACGACACCCTCATCATAGGTGTGCGGGGTCTTGTCGGTGAAATCACCCTTGTAAGTAAGACCCGGAACCTCATTGCACTCATAGATGGTATAGCCCTCGGAAGTGCAGGTGGGGGCAACGACCTGCAGGATGTGGTAGGTCTTGTCCAGAGAAGGAATCTCCTCAGTACGGGTCTCACCGCAATCCTTGCACTTGAAGGTCTTGATGCCGGTCTCGGTGTAGGTGGCAGCTTTCGTCACGGTGCCGTTATCCCAGCTATGACCCTTGGCGGCAACATAGTTGTCGTTGTAGTTCATGCCGCCCCACTCGTTGCAGATATGCTCATCATAGCCCTGCGTGGTGCAGGTGGCGTCATGATGGCGCACGGTGAAGGTGTAGACGGGCTGAGACTTCTTCTCGGCGGGAGTGGCAGCGGGAGTCACAGCAGCAGGCTTCTGGGCAGGAGTCTTGGTGCCGGTGGTGGTTTTATGGGTGTTGTAGACGGGAGCCTTGGCGGGACCATCCTTAGTAGAAACATTGTCGGGGTTCGTGTTCTGGCTGGCAGCGGGCTTCTCAGCCTTGTCGGAAGCAGCCTCAGACTCAGCGGTCTTGTTCTCGGTGCTGGCAGCATTGGAATCGGGCTTGCTCTCGGCTTCACTCTCAGCCTTGCTCTCGGACGCCGCCGCGCTGGTATCTTCCTTCTCGGCAGTGTCGGGGGTTTCGGACTGTGCGGTGCTTGCAGAATCGCTCAGGCTGGTGGAAGGAGCAGAAGAGGCAGCATCTTGATTCTTCTTGCACTTACATCCGGTAACAGAGATTGCGACTGTAGCAGCCATGGCAACTGCAAGCACATTCTTCATCATAGACTTTTTGCGCATGATTTTACTTCTCCTTTTTACTGTGTGGGGTGAGTCCCCACATCAACGAAACGATGTGAAGAGCGGAGGACTTCTGATATTTCGTTTTCCCTGTCGCTCTATATGCATTATACCACGTTTTTCCTTGAAAGTGTACTGAGTACAACCATGATTAACGTAATGTTCACAAATCGCAACAGAATCCGAGAGGCTCTCATCGGGAGAAAAACGATTCTGGTACGATGAAAAGAAGCGCAAATATGTAAAAAGCAGCCGGGTACAGAGTGTATCCGACTGCTGATGGCGGATAGGGTAGGATTCGAACCCACGGACGTGGATGCATCTCTGGTTTTAAGACCAGTTCCATAAACCACTCGGACACCTATCCAAGAATCAGAGAGTGTTAGCCGCAGAAATCTGCGTTGCCCGCCATCTACCGCGTGGAGGTCGCTCTCAAAAGATGACTGACGAGACGAATTTGTCTCGCCCATGCCGCAGCCGTTTTCGCCACTCGGCATGATGTTTTCGGCTTGACGTAACCCTGTGTAAATGACCCTCAGATGGGGGCGGTGCGGGCAGGATTATCGTCTTCGTGGTGTAGTTAAGGAGTACCGCACCAAATAAATGACCGTACTGCGCTTGTGTAACAGTACAATGCACGCCCAGAGACGATTTCCAAGATGGAGATGTGTCTGGTGGTGGAAGCAAAGGGATTCGAACCCTCGACCCCCTGCTTGCAAAGCAGGTGCTCTCCCAACTGAGCTATGCCCCCATGATGGCGGGAAAGACCCGCCAGTAATTACGCGTAATGAAGTTCGCCGTACTGTTTGACCTCGCGCTCCAGATGCAGCGGAATGGTCTTGGCGCTCTTCTGCGTGATATCCTCACGCGTCAGAAGGCGCTCATCGACGCCAGCTGCCTGCAGAACTTCGTACAGGTTCGAGGGGCCGGTGCCGTCGTAACCCGCAGTCAAGCCATTGACCTGCAAAGCGAAGCCGTGCAGATGCGGTGCCAGACCCGGTACAAAATCGAGTTCAACAACGACTTCGTTACTATTCTCGTTCAAGCGCTTGACCGAGAGAGCACGGATGTTCTGACTTCCGAAGGTCTCAATCAGCTTCTTAACTGCCGCTGCGGTTTCAATCGTTGATGTGCCTTCGACGTTGATAATTGCCTGCTCCATCGGAATCATCTCCTTCCTACTTAGAGTTGTCATGCGCTATAGCAGATAACGCTCTGCCGTGCGGGGCTTTACGTTGCCCATTCGTGTTCGGTTCCGGCTCCGACGACTTTCGGAAGGACTTAGCCAACCGTCAGCAAGTGCATGCCCCCGCTGACAGCTTCTTGGGCGGATTCTCAAAGAGCGCGTCACCCAATCGGACCGTGGAGCTTGATGGCAGACTCGAACTGCCGACCTGCGCGTTACGAATGCACTGCTCTACCAACTGAGCTAACCAAGCACGGTAGGGTGTTTTATGCTGGTTATCACCCCTCAGCGAGGAAGCCAACCTCGCGTCCAGCACCATCCGGTAGCAACCCCGGAGGATTCTGCGCTGTATCCTCTCCGATGTTTTTCAGCACCATTCGCGACTGATGCCGAGACTTTCGGATACCTTCAGGTGCAGCACCTGTTTGCCGATTGATTTTTTGGCTGTCCGTGGGCATTCGACAGCGGACCACAATTGACGTACTCCCACCCCTCACGGAGTGGGATTCTATGCTGACGCAATGCAGTTACAGGGTTTTCCAACAGCAAAAGCTGCCGGATACACTATCTTTCGATAGACCAGTGTACTTACTACCCAAAGCGAAGCTTAAAGGCAGGACAAAATGCCCGAAAAGCCAGCATAAAAAGTGTAGATATCCCCTTAATAAGGGTTTCACCTATCAAGTGCTACTGAAAGCAGCACTTCAAGGCAATCAATGGGGCTACGTCGAAACCCCTTAAATTGTAAGTGTTTTAGAATCCTACGCTAGAAGGCAACCACTCGTGGCTGTTTTGCAAGCGCTCTTTTGTTTCATCGTGCAGTTTCTTAAACTGCGGGAAATCTTTCTTAATGGTTTTTTTGTTATAGGATTGAAGATTCTTTCTAAGATGTAATAAAAGGAATGCGGAATACAAATCTCGCTGAACAATGGTTCCGTCGGAAAGTTTTGCAAAACGCTGGGACAGTTTTTTCTTTGTATAACTATCGTCGGTATGGTCAAACTGCGAGGCTTTCGTCTCAAAGGTGCTGACCTTGATAACACTGCCGCCGTAACGACTTGCTTTTTGCCCCAAAATTGTTATAAACAAAGCAGGAGCGCAGCGTCCGATAGATTTACCGAACCGCTTTTTGGTATGCGCTCTACCGGTTTTCGGATTGATTTTTGTTTTCTTGCTGCGCTTCTGCAAGGCTTTGTAGTTCATATCTTCAACTACGAATTCGTTGCCGTATGTCAGCAATTCATTGGCGAGAATATAATGCTCCGTCTTGCGTACAGCAGCAAGTTTGCGGTTCAAGTCCCGCAGCCTATGCAGCAACCGATAATAGTTCTTGCTATAGTTCCAATGACGAATTTGCTTATGTCCATTCTTGCGGTTCAAGCGTTTGACGGTTCCGTTTTCGTTAAAGTATTGCGGATTCATCGCACGGCGCGAACGGTCCATCTGCCGCATAATGCGAGCGATTTCCTTGATAAGACCATTGCGAGCTTCCGCTATAGCAGACGGTGCAAGTACACGAAGGTCGCAAACATCTTTACCGCAAAACGCGATGGTTTGCGTGCCGATATCTATGCCAATGCGACCTTCCTTGACAGGGTGTTTTGCAACTCCGTTACTGTCACATTTGATGGGCGGATAGCCTTCCAAAATAAGTTGAGCGTAATACTTCCATTTAGTACCGACCCATGAGCGAACAATGCGGCAATACTTAACGCCGCATTTTAGCGCCTCCTGTTGATACTTGCCCGTTTGAGTATCGGGGTTGCGCACTTTGACAAGGAATTCGTGCTTCTCGTAAATGATACGCAGATTGCCATCTCCGATATACGGTTCAATTTTCGCCGTGGCGTCGGCAATCTCTTTTTCCATTTGTGCTTTCACTTCATCGGGAAGAACTACCTCTTTGCCCTCTTTGGCATCTGGCTTTCTAAAAGCATCGAAGTATCTTTTTTCGATAGAGTTTTTCGCTTTTCGCTTGGCGGACTCCAAAGAACTCACCGTATGATTTGCTGGGCGAAAGAATATACCACAGTTATTTTTCTTCCCGGAAAGGGTTACAAAATCGTCCAACTTTTTATAGTGTACGGTTTTTCCTTTCCCGTAAAAGAAATCGTTCCATGCCTTCCAAACGGCGGACGCTACTTTTTGAGCGACATCGCAATTTACGTTATACGCTTTTTGGTAAGGTACAACCAGCTTGTGGAAGACACCCTCGGAAAAGCCTGCCTGCTTAATCAAATTGGAACGCTTCACCAAGAGTGCTTTTCGTTCATCACTATTGGCAGGAGCGGCTTTTATGGCTTTCACAAGATTTTTGTATTCACGCGTTTTACGCAGTTGATGCCACATCTTTGTGGTTTTCGTAACCATTTGGTTGTAAACCATGCATCCAATGCGAAACTTTTTGGAAAGAAAAATTTCATCCTGTTTAGTTACTTTCATAGGAAGAGTCAACGCAAACGATGGCGTACTATTCTTGTTTCCGAAAGCCATAATAGCCCTCCTTTCCTTGATTGATTATACCGGCATTATAACATTTTTTGATGCAAAAAGAAATCAAGTGGCTTTCTTATTTACAGATTGTACACATGCATCATTCTTGAAAACTCATGCGCCAATTCCTCCCACCGCTCACGCAGTGGGCTTCCTTGGCGCGGGTTCTGTGAACCATGCTCGCCAGTTTAATGTCGTGGCGTACGGTGACGGCGACGGTGGAGCGGGCAGCGGGATTCGAACCCGCGTGACCAGCTTGGAAGGCTAGTGTATTAACCCCTATACGATGCCTGCATGAGAAAAAGCGGGTGAACCCTCTCTTAGCCCCGCCATGATGTCCGTTTAGTAGGTCGTCATCCCCGAAACATCATCTTTATGTCTCTTAGCGATTCCGCGAATCTCTGCGTGGACGATACGAAAGAATCCGGAAAAGCATTTTGGACACTGGTCAACTTCAATTCAAGCCCTGCCGTTACTTCCCTGTCAATTCGGGTCAACGGAATGCTATGGGCTGTGTAAGACTGCGGCAAACTTACCAGATGCCGCGCAGCAGTCTCGCCTTTTTCGGCTATGTCGCGTCTGGCTGCGCCCCGGCTTAACGGGGATGCTCGTACGATGCATGCTTAGCGGGACGAGATTTGTTGTTTCTGCGCCGAAGCACAAGAGGAAGCACTCGCCCACACGGCTTCCTGACCGTTTAGGATACCGTTTGCACAGGGAATGCAATGCGGTTCCTGAAAGGACATTCGTCAGTGACAAGCATAGTCGCTGTCCACCACCCGCCGCGTGGAGGCTGTCCCATCGGGTGGCTGAGTACGCCGAGGTGTACGGACGCACTCAGATAGGCGCTACCTATCATGTTGTTTTAAGACGGGAGCTGCCCGCCATCAGGTTCATCAGTACATTGGAGTTACCCTTTCGTCACTTTGTTTGTCAAATTGACGTGCGTTAGTGCATCGGAGTGTCCCTTCTGTTCAGATGTTGCATTCGGACGAGAATTACTTCTGCATCGGAGTGCCCTCCCTGTTTTATTTGAGCTGCTAGAATCGCTTCCAACAGGTCATGGCTCTGGCAGGTGGAGTTGAACCACCTTTTCCCGTGCGCTGCGGGCGAATTAACCATGGTGCATTGCAACCTCCGTATTCGATACCAGAATATTTCGGTCATTTTACGTCCGACCGATTGACATGAATAGCCGGTTTAACGTCATGGCATGGACGATGGGTGCGGAGACAGGACTTGAACCTGCAACCGCCAGCGTATGGGGCTGGTAAGCTACCTTTGCTATACTCCGCGTGGCGGGTCGTACTGGGTTCGAACCAGCGACGCTCGGATTAACAGTCCGATGCTCTGCCGACTGAGCTAACGACCCAAGAGAAAAGACATTTGCCACGGGGAGCTCAATACCCGTGTTACCGCCGCTCGCCGCGAGGAGGCTGTCTTTATGAGCGGCAACTCTTATGGGATACCAGATACGATGCTTGCCGCCGCTCTACAACCAGCTGCAAGCAGATGTGTATGTAAGTGTGTGTAAAACTATGATGTTGTTTCGGAGCATATCTGGTATCTTCTAAGAGTTTTATGTTATCTGCGAAGATGTTTGCCAAGCTAAGGGAGGTTAAGCCTGTTGCCCGATGCCGACCGCGTGGAGGTCATCTTCCCGGCATCAGCTTCCGACAGGATTCGAACCTGCAACCTGCTGCTTACAAAACAGCTGCTCTGCCATCTGAGCTACAGAAGCATATTCGGAAGAAGTAACTCTCCCGAAAAATAGGTAAATTACCCTATTACCAATTATCTGCAATTCGCATATTTTGTCAACGCAAAAGTGCCACATACAGTGTCCAGAACGGAAAATGTTGTGCATAAGCACAACATATAGTACTTTCTGTTTCTGTACTTGCATTATACCATATTTTGGCGTGAAAGTGTATCAAATACAAGTATGATTTACAAAATGTTCAAACACTTTCCCGGACTCGATGTGTTCCGGAAATCGCAGACTCCTGTTGCCGACGCGATGCATTCGGTGGTCGATGATATCAGAACGGCGCATCTGTTCCGCGTTCACGCAAAAGCCTGTACCGTAGTATTGCATGTAGTTACTTCGCTGCTCTTTGTTTTCCGCAGCCCTTCCGAAAGGTCTTCGTTCATCGTGGACGAACACCGTATCCGAGCACAGAGCGAAATCGAGATAGTGCATTGCCGCCATGCGCTCAAAGACATATATTTGCCTAGTCTCTGTGAAATAATAAAAGATATAGTCAGCTTCCTTGTACAGCCATCCCTTTGAGTGCTTGGTTATCGCTTTCTGGTATTTTCCAAACCGAAGCAGCTTGTCATCTTCTCCGATAGCGAAACTATTCACCGCTGTTTCGAGGAAGACATTCCCGGTTTTGTAGGTGTCAGCCTTGGCTTCAACCGTGAATGAAGAACCGTCTTTTCTGTATACAACGAAGTCGATGTCGTCTTCCTGATACCGTTTATCGTCCCGAACATCCGAAAATCCCGCAATCCTGTCCTTGTGTGTCTCACAGTAGTAGTCAAGATAGTGCATGGTGACAGATTCACCAATCAGACCTACCTTCATCTGACCAGCCATGTTATAGGGAGTCTTGTTTTTCTGTCTGTACAAGGGTATTACCTCACAGTGTTTCCGCAAAACGGGCACTTTGCGCCTTTCCGGCAAACATCAGCAATCGAAGGCGTCCAGTCTTTTTCTTTGCCGTACCCGCATACGGGGCATACGAGCGGGATATTTTTGCAGCTGCCGGTCGTATACATGTCGGGGCCGAATTCATTGTCAGGGTGCCACAAAGCGGCGATTTGAGGGCATGCAACTGATACTACAGGTTTCCTTGCTGTTTTGGCGTAGTGGGCTCTCATGACCTTTCTCAGTGAGTTTCTGGCGCATTCTGGACATCCGGTATGTACTTCTCCGGACCCGCAGGCAAAAGCAATCATCGGATGCCATTCTCCGTTTGCGCCGTACCCGCAATCCTTGCAGACAAGGTATACATGCTTTGCGCTTCCGGAAGTCACTCGCGTGGGCGGGAACTCATTAAGTGTCGGATGCCACTGTGCAGCGATTTCGGGATGTACGGTAGCTACATCATTGACGCCTTCGACAAGGACTTTTCCGGAACACGCCGGGCATCCGCCGCCTGTTCGACAGGCACCGGCGATAGAGGGACGCCATTCGCCGTTCTTTCCGTATCCGCATTTCGGGCAGATAAGAGCGATTCTGCGATTGCTGCCGCAGGTGACTTCCTCCGGTGATACAGAATTGGCTGTTGGATGCCACATAGCAGCAACGCGGGGACATTCCTCTGCTACCGTGCCACGATGCCTGCGATACCGCCACTCGAAATCCTTCACGGTACAACTACCCCCGCCCGTTTATGGATGTTTTCGGACTTTGCGATATTTACAGCTGTGCTGTAGGAGATACCGTATATATCCGCAAGGTCACGCAGATTTTTGCCGGTATTCATCCGTGCAAATTCCGCAAATTCCCGGTTTCGGGCTTTTACATTATCCGTGATAGGAGAACGGCTTTGCGCGGCTTTACGGGTTTCGGCTTCTGCCAGTGATTCAGAAAGCTTTCCGTAGTCATGCAGAATCTTATAGGTCTGACCCACGGCAATCTTATGGTCTTTAGCAATGTCGGAGACGCTTTTCCCGTTCTGGTATTCTACCGCAATCCCCTCGCAGACTTCTTCCGGCAGCTTCTTCTTCATTTTAGCGTTGCCGCGCAGGTTCTTGCGGTAGAGGGGATGATGTGCCCGGTATTTCTGGATAAGCCCCGCAATGAATCGCGGTGTGACATTGTACCGTACTGCGATATTCTCTACCTTGATACCCGCTTTGTAGTCTTTCAGGATATCGTTGTTCCGCGCTTCGATTTCCTCCGGAGTCTTGGTGTCTTCCAAGGCTTCACGCCGTAGCCCCAATACTTTCGGGCTGTGCTTGAATTCCGGGATGTTCATGGGCGGTTCAGGACCGAAACGGACAAGACCACCCGAAATCGGATGCCCAGCTTCCCGAAATACCTGATAGGTGGTGGATTCCGATAACCCATACTTGTCCATGATTTCTCCGACAGTCATGTACGGATTTGCCCTGACATCCGCAACGATTTCAGCATTGCGTTTGCGTTTCTTGAACTGTACAGCTGACCCGATATTCTCTTTGTGCGGGGTATAATCAGGGCTTCTGCGCAGGATATGATAGACCTGTTGTCCAGAGAGATTGTATTTCTCAGCGATTTCAAAGGTCCAGGCCCCGTTTTTGTAGTCTTGCGCAATCTCAATATTCCGTTGCTCCATGTCGGCTTTCGACAATCGTTTCTGATTGTTGGGTTTCCGATTCGGGCTTTTGCGGTCATTGCGGCGCACAGCATCAAAACCCTCTAACACTTCAAGGGATTTCTTAACATTCGTGCAGCCGATACCGTATTTCTCAGCCAATTCCGCGATGTGCATACCGGCGATATAATCGTTCAGCATTGCCTTATCGCGGTTCAGCTTGGCTTCTCCGGTCAAACTTTTCCGATGCATGATGTAACCTCCTGACTTGCAACCCAATCGATGATATGGTCGATGCAAAGATTCGTGATTTTGCTTGCGGTATAATACTGTGAAGTGTCATCGAGCAGCGATTCAATTTCCGCATCGGATGCCGAATACCCTACTGATGCAAAGAACATCCTTGCGAGGGTACGCGCATCGTCCCGGCACAGAGGTCTTACCGTATGCCCAAAGGTGAAGCGCCGGAGCAGAGCATCGTCCAGCGTATCTGGACGGTTCGTGGTCCCGACAAGGATGATGTCGTTGCCGAGTCGGTCAAGCTCCTGCATCAGGGCAATCGTCACACGGTTCATTTCCGCAACATCGTCCTTGCCGCCGCGCCGTGTCCCGATAGCGTCAATCTCATCGAGGCAGAGCACGCACGGACTTTTTCTTGCATAGTCGAATATCATACCGATATTTTTCTGTGTTTTGCCCAGAGCGGAATTCACCATACCGGAGAAATTCGTGTACACGAAAGGAAGGTTCGTCGTATAAGCGATATACCGCGCCAATTCAGTCTTTCCGGTTCCCGGCTCGCCCATGAGCAGAAGAGAACTCGTATAGTGAATCCCCATCTCCTGCAACCGCAGCGCAGCACGGCGCGTCTTGCACATTTTATCAATGACCGCCTTCTCGCTGTCTCGGATGAGGAACCGGTCTTCTCGGAAAGCGCTCGAATCCTCCGCGACCAAAAGCCCCTGCAGGTTATACGGCAGTTCAATGAGTGTAGGACTTTTACTTGCCAGAGTCCGCAGACAGGTTTCCTTGAATGCCTTGTCCTTGTCAGTTGTAAGCCCCTCTAACACGATTTTCGCCTGCTGCTGAGATTTCCGAATATCCCCTTCCACCACATACCGAAGCAATGCCCGTTCATTATCGTTCACTAGATTTTCCTCCCTCATAAAAAGAAAAAAGCCCCCTGCAGCATCATGCAAGGGACTCAGTCTCTTTTACATTTCTGTTTACGGACACGCCGGATGATACTGTAAATACCCGGCAAGGAATAATGGTATGCCTTAGCGAGGTCTTTGGCCTCGATGCCGTTTTGGTATTTCTCGAAGATTTCATCGTTGCGTTTTTGCTGACGGCGGGTGATGCGACGATGACTGAGTTCTTTGTTGCTGATTCCGGCCTGAACCGCGATGGCACTGCAATACCCTACGGAAACGCCGTACTTTTCGGCAATGTCGCGGACACGCGTATTTTTCTGATACTCCGCCACGATTTTATCGACCAGATTGGTATGGTCCTGTTCTTCCGCAATGCGCTGCGCCTGCCGCTCCTCATCGAGAGCGCGGTAGCAAGTCCTGATGCAAAGCCCGTATTTCTCGGACAGTTCCTCGAACGATAGACCGTTCTCGTAGTCCTTTACAATCTTCTCGTTTCGTTCGATGATTTCGCTGCGGGTTGCTTTCCTTTTCCTCATACTGGTTCACCCCTTAGGCTTTGCTGCCTTCTTTTTGCGTCCCTTGCCGCGATAGATACCGGCCTCATGAAGATACTTGAATCCGGAAGAGGGACTGATACCGTATTCCCGAGCAAGGTTCTCGACCGGCGTGTTGGGGTTCTTCTTCGCGTAGTCCACAAACCCCTGCTTGAAATCTTTAATGCGGCGCAAAGTAGAGGTCTCGATTTTCGTGTCGAGGTGCCGGTGGTAGGAGTCCCCGCCTTCTTTCAGAATACGAAAAATCGTGGCGCGGTTAAGGTTAAAAGCTTTTGCCAGTTCTTCGGCTGAAATGCCTTCCTGATACTGGTTGCGAATCTCGTCGTTGCGGTTATCCTTCCACTCTGTGAAAGTCACTTTCCGCCGCTTCTCCATCTCCGCCTGTGCGATATGGTAGACGGTTTGCGGGCTGAGTCCGTGCTCCTGCGCGAGGTCCGTGACCTTTGCGCCATTTTGCAGTGCATCGGTAATTTTTCGATTGCGTTCCAACAACTTCTTATGCGTCATAGAAACCTCCAAAAATAAAAGAAGCAAGCTCCCGAAAGAACTTGCTTCTTGTATTCAGTATTCACTTTTTTCGCGTAACGCGGGCAAAAAACTCACCCACTGATTCACCTTACAGTCTTCATTTTACCCAATTCGCACGAATGTGCAACAACTTTTTGCGAATTTAGGTCCACTGCATGTGCGGGATGTCCGAAAGCATCATAAGGCAGGTCTCAAACTCGTCTTCGATGTATCTGGTGATGGCATCAAATCTCTGCATCAGTGGCAGTTCCGCGAAAGATGTGCCGGTTTCCTTGCGGCATTTCCCCTCTGCGCTTGTATATATCACATTCAGCATGACATTCAAGGCGAGAAGAATATCTTCATCCTTGCCCTGAACCGTGAAGAAGAAGTAATGCTCCGACTCACCGTCCGTAACGCCGATTCGGTTATCGTATTTTCCGTAACTCGCCAAATCACCAAACACACTGATTGCAATATATCGCAACTTATCCTCAATAGGAACAGTCCCCCATAAAGGATAATGTTCATCCGGCTGAAAATCTGCCTTACCGCCGTTGTACTCCCATTCAACGAAATCACGGACGGAGAGTTTCTGACCGCCCGGAATGATTATTTCAAGCTGTTCCAAAATGTTCTCACCTCTTTGCGTTGTCTCGATATTTTCTATTGTATCCGGTTCGCACGATTATGCAACATTGAGAGAGAAATTACCGGACACAGGAATCTGACGATAAACAAAAAAGCCGCCTCCAATGCGGAGACGGCTCGATGGTATCACATTCCGATTTTCTCAAGATACGGGATAGCGGCACGCATTCTTTCGCACTCCCAACTCTTGCGGGGGTTGCGTTCGTGCTTCTTGATGAACTTCTTCATCTCGGCGGAGGTTTCGGCACCCAGTCCGGTGGCGGCTAAGATTTCCCTTGCACCGTCACACTTCATGGCTTTTAGGGTATCCGAGTCAATTTCGCGTCCGCCCTCAAACGGCTGCATAAATTTGAGTCTGCAGAACGGGAGATAGCCTTCCGGTGCATTATCGCCGATATTCCAAATGATATAGCCGAGAGGCGGTTCCGTTACGACCTCGTAGGTGTCGCATACGCCAAGCGCAGTATGATAGATTTTCAT